GGCTGTTCTCGGAGTAGACGATTTTAAGTCAAAACTGAGAGGTGGCGGTGCACGTCCCAACCTCTTTAAAGTAACAATTAACTTTCCTGGTTTCGCTAACGGCGATGCAGAATTGACATCATTCTTGGTGGAAGCTGCAGCATTACCAGGATCAACCTTCGGTATCATTCCAGTCTTTTTCAGAGGAAGAGTTCTGAAAATGGCAGGTGATCGTACATTTGCTGAATGGTCAACGACCATCATCAATGATACTGACTTTGCAGTTCGCGATGCTATTGAGCGTTGGATGAACGGTATTAATGCACACTCTGCAAATACTGGTCTCACAACACCAATTGCATACGAAGCAGATTTGAAGGTTGATCAGCTTGATCGCAATGGTGATATTTTGAAGACTTACACCTTCCGTGGTGCATATCCTCAAGACTTGTCAGAAATTGCGTTATCATATGCTGACAATGACAATATTGAAAGATTCACATGTACTTGGGCATACCAGTACTTTGAGTCAAACACTACAGACTAAATAAATAGTAAGGAGCCGGGTTCGCTCGGCTCCTATCTCTAGTTTAAGGATTTAATATGGCTGAACAAGCAGGACAAGACGGCATTAAATTATTTGGTTTTGAAATCAAACGTGCCAAAAAGAAGGAAGAAGACAAAGCTCCTTCGATAGTTCCGCCACGAGATGACGAAGGTGGTAGTTATGCAACCGCATCTGGTTCCCACTATGGTCAGTATCTCAATCTTGGTGATGACGATTCAAAGGATAACTATCAGCTGATTATGAAGTATCGTGGTAATGCGATGCATCCAGAAGTTGATATGGCTATTGAAGATATTGTGAATGAAGCGATTACTGGTTCTGAATTAGAACAGACTCTTGATATTAATCTTGAAGATGTTAAAGCTCCTGATAGAATTAAAAAAGTAATTAAAGAAGAATTTGATGAAGTTTATGCCATGCTCAATTTTAAAGAATTGGGTCATGACATCTTCCGTCGTTGGTATGTAGACGGTCGTATGTACCATCACTTGGTATTAAATGAAGCAAATCCAAAAGAAGGTATTATAGAAATTAGACCTATTGATGCTGCTAAGATGCGCAAGGTTAAAAAGATTAAGAAGAAAAAAGATCCTGCAACCGGTGCAGATATTATTGAAAAAACAGAAGAGTTTTTTATCTATCAGGAAAAACCAGGTTCGTCTACCAATGGTGTAAAGATGACCACAGACTCTGTGAGTTATGTTACATCTGGTTTATTATCTGAAGATCGTAAAAAGATTATTTCATTTTTACATAAAGCATTGAAGCCAATTAATCAATTGCGCATGATGGAAGATGCACTGGTTATTTACAGATTGGCAAGAGCACCAGAACGACGTATTTTCTATATTGATGTTGGTAACTTACCTCGTGGTAAGGCTGAACAATATATGAAAGACATCATGTCTAAATATCGTAATAAACTTGTATACGATGCAAAGACTGGTGAAATACGAGATGATCGTAAACATATGTCAATGCTTGAAGATTTTTGGTTACCACGTCGTGAAGGTGGTAGAGGAACAGAAATCTCTACACTTCCAGGCGGAGAGAATCTTGGTCAAATAGAAGATATTATCTATTTCCAAAAGAAAGTATATAAGTCACTGAACGTTCCAATCAATCGTTTGGAACAAGAAGCGCAATTCTCTCTCGGTAGATCTACTGAAGTTAATCGCGATGAATTAAAATTCCAGAAGTTTATTGATAGACTTCGTATGAGATTCGCACATCTTTTCTATGGTATTCTGAAAAAGCAGCTTGTCTTGAAAGGCATTTGCACAGAAGAGGATTGGGAAGAATGGAAGAATGATATTACAGTTGACTTTGTAAAGGATAACCACTTTACAGAGTTACGTGATATTGAAGTACTTCGCGAAAGAGTACAGACACTTGATATGGTTCAGAACTATGTTGGTGAATATTACTCTAAAGAATGGATTCAAAAGAATGTTCTTATGCTTTCTGATGAAGACATTGAAAAAATGAAAAAAGAAATAGATGGTGAAACTGAAGAAGAACCTGAAGAAGTACCACAAGAAGTACCACAAGAAGTACCACCAGCTGGTGGTCAAAAACATAGTATTGATATTAACGTGAAGGGAAATAATCAATGAGTGAAGCAGAAGCACAGACGATGGCACCAGAACCTGAAGCAAATGAGCTGCCACCACCAGAAATTCGTGATATGATTCAGCATGCCATGGATAATGAATTTACAAAAGCTAATAATATCTTTGATGATCTAATGACAGTCAAATTAAATGATGTATTAGATCAGGAACAAATTCGTATAGCGGATACAATTTATAATGGAGTCGAAGACAATGAAGAAGAACTCGATCCATCTGAAGATGAACAGCTCGAACTTGACCTTGAAGGAGAGGGGGAGCTTGAATCCGAGGAACAAGATGATGAGGAAGATGACGAAGTCGAAGATTACGACGACGACGACGATGAAGAAGGACTCGAATTAGAAGACGATGAAGAAGAAAATTCTTCTGAGTAAAAAATAATAAAATTATAAATAATAGTAATAAAATGAAAAGTTATTTTCAGCTAAGAGAGTTAACCGGTAGGAGACCCGAAGGCCAATTAGTGGTCAATAAGAAATTGGGTAGAATACAGGTTATGATCTATAAGGAAAGAAACGGATTTGTTGCCTACGTAGATGGCGATAGATTAGATCGTTATAGAACAAAACAAGAAGCTGAAAAAGCTGTAACAGAGATTATAAAGGTACTTAAGAAATGAAGCTGATTGCTGAATATACTGAAGACCATTTGGAAGTCATCACAGAGGCTACCAAAGAGGGCGGCAAGAAGTATGCCATTGAAGGTGTATTCATGTCAGCCGAACAAAAGAATCGTAACGGTAGAATATATCCAAAGCCTGTTATGGAAGGTGCAGTAAATAAATATGTTACTGAACAAGTTTCAAAGGGCAGAGCTGTTGGTGAATTAAATCACCCTGAAGGTCCTACCGTTAATCTTGACAAAGTTTCTCACAAGATCGACAACCTTGAATGGAAAGGTAACGATGTTGTGGGTAAGGCGACTATTTTGGAAACTCCTATGGGACAAATTGTAAAAGGTTTGTTGGATGGAGGAGTCAAACTAGGCGTATCAACTCGTGGAATGGGAAGCCTCGAAAATCGTGGTGGCGCCATGGTTGTAAAACCAGACTTTCTACTCAATGCAGTAGATATTGTTCAAGACCCATCTGCTCCTAGCGCTTTTGTTAATGGAGTTATGGAAGGTGTTGAATGGGTATGGAATAACGGCATCATCGAAGCTCAGGCAATTGAAAAAATTGAGACTGAAATTAAGAAAGCTCCGCGCGCGGATCTCTATGAGACACAAGTTCGTGAGTTTAAGAATTTCCTCTCGTTGCTCAAATCTAAATAAAGGAGTCAATAATGACTGAAGATCAAATCATTGAAGATCAGGAAGTTGAACTCCATGACGATGACAACGATGTCGTGGAAGAAGCTCACGATCCTAAAAATGCTGAAGCACAGTCAGTAGCTTCTGTCGATAAGGCAGACGCTGGTGTGAAGAAAGCACCTGCTCGTAAAGGTGACAATACGAAACAGGATCCAATGCCAAAGACTAAAGCTGCTATGATGTCAGCTGCAGTCGGTGCAATGCAAGGTATGTCAAAAGAAAAGCTTGGTGGTGTATTAGCTACACTTACAGCTAACACTAATCCAGAAGCTTTTGATGGAGACACAATTGCTGAAGCACCTGAACTTGATTATAAAGCAGATTTTTCAGAAGACCTAAATGCATTGGTTGCTGAAGAAGCTACTTTGTCTGAAGAGTTCAAAGAAAAGGCAGAAATCATTTTCGAAGCAGCTATTAAATCAAAGCTTGCCGAAGAAATTGATCGTCTTGAAGAGAAATACAACGAAGAATTGGCTGAAGAAGTTGAATCTACTAAAGCTGATCTCGTTGAAAAAGTCGACAGCTATCTTAACTACGTAGTTGAGAACTGGATGGAAGAGAACAAACTCGCCGTTCAGACTGGCCTTCGTACTGAAATCGCAGAAAAGTTCATGAACAGCTTGAAAGATCTGTTTACTGAGTCTTATATCGAGGTTCCAGAATCAAAGGTTGACCTAGTTGACGAAATGGCTGCTGAAATTGCTGAGCTTGAAGAAGCACACAATACTGCAGTAACAAAATCACTTGAAATGCAGGAAGAGTTGGAAGTATTGAAGCGTGATGCTATCATCCGTGAACATTCTTCAGATCTTGCTGAAACTCAAGTTGAAAAACTTAAAGGTTTGGTAGAAGATATTGATTTTGAAGACGAAGAAACTTTTGCACAAAAAGTTCAAACCGTTAAAGAATCATACTTTACCAAAAAAGTAACTGAGTCTGCTGACATTGAGGAAGATGACGATGGCGAAACACCAATTGTAACTTCTGATACTATGGCTCAGTATCTCTCCGCAATCCAAAAAACTAACAAATAATTTGGGAGTCCAATAAAAATGCAACAGCAAGTATCATACGATAAGCTGATCGAGAAATGGGCACCGGTACTGAACGAAGAGTCAGCGGGCGCCATTAAAGATCATCACAGAAAAGCAGTCACTGCTGCAATTCTGGAAAATCAAGAGCAAGCATTCAAAGAAGAAGCAATGATTACAGAAGCTGCTCCAACAAACAACACAGGCAATGCAGCAAACTGGAATCCAGTTCTGATTGCATTGGTACGTCGCGCTATGCCAAATCTGATGGCATACGATATGTGCGGTGTTCAGCCAATGTCAGGCCCAACCGGTTTGATCTTCGCAATGAAGTCAACCTATGAGACCACACGTGCAGGCGCTACCGACGGTAACGAAGCACTGTTTAACGAAGCTATTACTGGCTTCTCTGGCGATTCAGGTGCTACACAGACTCAAGGACCATCAGGTCTTGCAGGCTTGACAGACTCATCTGCAGCAGTTGCTGGTTCAAGTGCTGACTCATCAATCGACGATACACGTACAGGCCCAGACTTTGGTGGAGCAATGCCATTGGCATCTGCTGAAGCACTTGGTTCAACCGGTGGTTCAGACTTCGCTGAAATGGGCTTTACCATTGAGAAAGCAACAGTCACTGCTAAGTCACGTGCACTGAAAGCTGAATACTCACTGGAACTGGCTCAGGACTTGAAAGCTATTCATGGACTGGATGCAGAAACAGAATTGGCTAACATTCTCTCAACCGAGATCATGGCTGAAATCAACCGTGAAGTTATCCGTACTGTTAACTCACAAGCCAAAACTGGTGCTGGTACTTCCAACACTGCTATCAATGGTATCTTTGACCTGTCAACAGATGCAGATGGCCGTTGGTCAGTAGAGAAGTTCAAAGGTCTGATCGTACAGATTGAGCGTGAAGCAAACATCATTGCTAAAGAAACCCGTCGCGGTAAAGGCAACTTCATCATCTGTTCTTCAGATGTTGCTTCTGCCCTTTCTGCTTCTGGTATGCTCGACTATGCCCCAGCAATGAGCACTTCATTGAACGTAGATGACACCGGTAACACCTTTGCTGGTGTACTGAACGGTCG